TCTGTTCTTTGACTAAGAAAGGTCTGTATTTAAGTGTTTCTCCAGTAGAGGGAAGTTCCAACTCATAGGTTGGTGTATTAATCTTAGGTAGTGCCATAATATTTCATCCTTTATTATATTATAATCTGCGTAATACTGATGGTATTTGTGAAGTAATCCTTCTTGTTACAGTATTCACAGCACGTTCTGCAATTCTATCAAGTAGAGGTTTAGGTAGGTCTGCTTCGTCTGTTAAGTTTTTCCAATATCTATATGAAAAGGTAACTGCACAAGTTAGATATCCAGTACCAGCATATGATAATTGTTGAGCCCCTATTGATTTAGGAAAACACTCAACGAGTTTTACACCATATCTTTTTTTGTTTTGTTCATCCATTGTATGTATATCAACTGAACCGATATAGTCATCATAGTAACCCATAGCAAATGTTTGTGGATTATAACAAAGTCTTTGCCATGTTTCAAAATACTTTTTTTCTTTTAGATCAGATGATAACTGAAATGTTCCTGTTATATCTGCAAAAGTATAACCAGTAGCAATGTTTCTTTCTGGGCCGTATATATTTGTATCTGGTGTAGTATCAATAGTACGCCCAGGCAACTCTATTCCCTCACATTTAAGTCCAGTTGCACGAACAGTTCCATCTCCTAATATTTCTCCCATAATTTTTGAAAAAATATTACTACTTTGTCCTCGACTTCCTTGTTGTCCTGATGGTGGAAATAATGTAACTTCATATCTACTAGGTTTAGCAATACCATCATTACTACGACCCATACCAAGTATTTCATCTAAAGCACCATATGCAACTGCATCTACTAATCCACCGAAATTAAACTTAGGCATTATATCATACTCCTACTGTCTTTATAAACTTCAGCTGCAGTTGCTTTCTTAAATCTTGCAACTGGTAGTAGAACTGCAACTGTAAACTCATCTGCATCTATTCTACGAAACTGTGTTTTAACTCTACCAGCAAGATATCTTTTAAGTGCTGGTTTAATTAGTTTAATCTTTTTTAGTTTACTATAATCAACTGCAAGTCTTGTGCTTTCATCAAACTTTGTATTATTACTATAGTCAACTACTCTATCTAATAATTGTAGTCTTAGTGACATAGGCAGATAGTGAAAATTAATTCCTAGAAATCCATCTGGATAGTTTTCTAGTGGTAATACTAAAGGAAATGTATCATAATAAGGTAGTGTCTTTTTGAATTTAGGATCATAGAAAAACATATTTAATCTACCGAAAAATGGTGCATTATCTCTTTTACCATCTCGTATCAAATCCATTGCGCCAGGTTTACCAAATTCTGCAATCTTGTCACGAAACCATTGTGTACTTCTTGGTCTACCTTTTGCAGCTTTTACAACTGATTGTATAAATTTACTCTGTGCCATATTACTATTTATACTTTATATTCAGATGGTCTTCAGTTAGAATCTTAAATTCCATATCATTAAGTTCACAGAACTCGTTTGCATATTTCCACTTGGCTTGATTGATGGTGTAAGTCTTGACCTCGTTTAACCATCTTTTAGTTTTTCTTTTGGGATTTATATCTGGTGGTTTGCATTGATACTTTGGTTTGACCTCTACAATAAATCTTTTAATAGAACCATCAGCCTGTCTTACTTTCATATAGAAGTCTGGAAAGTATCTGTGCATCCTATTATCCCAAGGCGATACATAAGGTATAATGATTTCTTCTGAACCCCACTCAAGAACTTTTTCATTCATATCACAATAGACCATAAGTTTACGTTCCCAAAGTGAACGATACACAATTTTGGAAGGATTACCCTTATATTTTTTAGGGTTACTAGGAATGTATTTACCACTATATGCCATGTTTATCTTTATAAATAGAAGTTACAGGAGTATTTATACATGGCAATAGACTTTCTAAAAGGTGCAGCTCAAGGGATTGCAAATAGGACATTACGAAAAGTTGCTGGTAACCTGCCTGGATTACTAGGTTTTGGTAAAGGTAGAAAAGGTGGTAATAGTTCTGATACAGCATCTCTTGGTCAAAGCAAATTTACCACTAAAAATTATTCTTTTCCTCTTGACGTTGAAGCAGGGCCAGGCATTGGAAATCAAGGACATTATATAATGTTCTTTATCAACCAACAACAAAATGCAAAGTTAAAATTTGGTGACAAAGATAAAAACAATTATGGAAGTGTGGTTGATTCTGTTAAAGCAGAAATGAAAATACCAAACTTTATCAAAAAACTACAATCAGATGGTAGTTATACTAAAATTAAAAATGATACTGGTTATATAACTCATGCCATAAATACTGTGGGTGGTGGTGGAGTTTCGCCAGGACATCCAAGTAATAATAAAGTTTATCAAGAACCAATCAAAAGTAAAGGGTCTACTGTTACAGTAGAAAGAAGACCTACTACTCGTATGGATACTGCAATCGCACTATTCATGCCTGCACAAGTTCAAGTAAATTATGGTGCATCATATACTGACTTTGAAATAGGTGCTGGTGCAGCAATTGGTGGTAATGCTGTTACTGATGTTATGAACGATATGACATTAAGTGGTTTACAAAATGCAGCTGCAAAGGCAGCACCACAAATAGGTGGGGAGATTGCAGAAGGCGCTGGTAGACTTGCAATGAAAGGTATCGGTGCAATCGGCCCAGGCATGACAAACTTAGAAAAAGTCTTTGATATGAAAAGAGGTTCAATCAAAGCACCTAGAATGGAACTTGCATTTGAGGGTGTAAGTAAAAGAGAATTTAATTATACGTTTAAAATGATGCCTAAAAATCAAGCAGAAGCAGATGAAATAAGAAATATTATATTTGCATTTAAATCTAATATGTTACCAGAATTTGTTGATGGTAATAGAGCTGGTAGACGATTAACTGTTCCAAATACATTTGATATATCATATATGTACAATGGTTCAGAGAATCCTTATCTACATAAAATATCAACTTGTGTCTGTACTTCTTTACAAGTTTCTTATGGTGGTGATAGATATAAAACATTCGACTCTCAAGGTGATGGAGCTCCACCAGTTGATACTTCTATTTCACTTGGGTTTAAAGAACTAGAACTTATCACAAGAGAGCGTGTACACGAAGGATTCTAATAATGTATTTTAAAAACTTTCCAGTAATACCATATGATTCCATAGGAAATGGTGAGGTCAAATTTGTAACTAATCTTTTAAGACGAGTTGCAGTTAGACAAAAAGTAAAAACTAATACTCTCTTGTATGATACTTATGATATAAAACAAGGAGAGTCTCCAGAATCTATTGCAGATAAGTTATATGGTGATCCAGAATTACATTGGGTTGTAATGTTAGTAAACGATATTACAGACAGATATCATCAATGGCCTATGACATATGCACAGTTTCTACAGTTTGTAAATGATAAGTATGCAGACCCTAATGGAGTGCATCACTATGAAATCGCACAATCATCTGGAAATACAACTAAAACTATAGAAGTATATAATAATTCTGCACTTTATACTGGTGATACAGATTTCTACAGTAATGCAACAACTATTACCAATATAGAATATGAAGAAAACAGACAAGACGAATTAAGAAAAATAAGACTTCTTGATCCACAATATGTTGGTCAATTTGTTGAAGAATATGAAACTCTAATGAAAGAATCAATTGTATAATGCAGAAACAAATTCAATATGCTGGTGAGTTTTTTATCAAAGAACTTAAAATACACACATCATCTGGTAGAGTTATTGATTTTACAGAATCAGATAGTGTATTAGGTTTTGAAATATACGAAGATATATTTTCTACAGCTCTAACTGGAAGTTTGTTAATAATTGATGTTGACAATATATCAGAGAACGGCCCTATTATTGGTCAAGAGTTTTTAACACTAAAGTTCGGTACACCTACTTTAGATGAGTTTGATGCAAGTTTTACATTTAATATTACTAAAGTTGCTTCTAAATTAGATGCGACTAAAAATGCACAAGTATTAACATTAAATTTTATTGCTCCAGAAATAATTAGAAATCAAAGAGTACGAGTTTCTAAATCATATACAGATACAATATCAAATATCATACAAGACGTTTTGAAAGATTCAAGATATATTAATACAAAGAAAAAAATATTTATTCAAGAAACTTCTGGTATTAGAAAAGTGGTAAGTCCTAATTTTCATCCATATAAATTTATCAACAATCTTACAAATGAAGCTATAAGTATGAGTGGTTCTCAAAATTTTATATTTTACGAAAACATAAAAGGTATACACTTTGAAACTTTAGATCGTATTATAGAATCTGATACAGTAGGCGATTATTCTATGGGTGATGTTGGTACAGTAGATGGTAAAGGTGGTGATAAAGGTAAAGTTGTTGATGTAGAAAAAGATTTTGCAAAACCTATGGAAATGGCAATTATTTCAAATAATGATATTTTATTAAACACAATGAGTGGAATGTTGGGTTCTAAAATAATCAAATATGATATATATAATAAGAGATACGAAGTTAATCGTTATGGTTACTTTTCAGACTTTGAGGAAAACAGAACAATAGCACCTAATCCAGTATATAATAACAATAGTATAGACGAGTTTGGAAACAACATAGGAATGTTTTCAGATTCAAGAATATATCTGCAACCCACATCTATATCTGGAACTGATATAAGTCAAACAAATGAAACATCAAGTTATTCATATGCACAAAATGGATTAACAAATAAGTTACTGCAAAGAAGAGCTAAAATTACAGAACTGAATAGTGGTATCAATATTGCGTTAAAGGTAAATGGCAATACTACTATAGCTGTTGGTGAACCTATTAATATCAAATTGCCTGTCACAGGCAGAATACATGAGGGTGGTGAATTTGATTCGTACTACTCTGGAAAATACATCATAACAAAATTAAAACATCAATTCGATACTGTAAATAAAAGACACATTATCGAAATGAATGCTGCAAAAGATTCAATTACACCAAAACTACCTAACGACTCTGAAGCAACAGAACCATCAAGTGGTTCTGCTGAAGTGTATACTGTTGGGTAAATAAAAGAAAGGAGACTCTATAGACCTATATTATGATAATCATTATTTTTACATAGGAGGGCTAGATGCCAAAGCAAAATACTAAACTCAAATTAAAGCAAATGAACAACTTTATTAACAGAGATAGGACAGTAGAACCAATGACGGAGAATGATAAATACATACTAGATACTATAGAGAGAATAAAACATGAAAACATTTCAAGATTTACAGGAGGGGGTTTACGACCCCAACATACTTAAAGCGTTTTTCTTAGCAGGTGGCCCAGGAAGTGGTAAGTCTTATGTCGTTAAACGAGGCACAGGTGGTCTTGGTCTAAAGATTGTTAATTCAGATGATGCATTTGAAAAATACATCAAAGATGCCGGATTGTCAATGAAGATGCCCAAGAGTGAAGAAGAACCTAGAGAAATATTACGTCAAAGATCA